TGTTACTTTTGCGATACCCTAGTCACAGACAAGGGGATTAGTTTCACAGAAACTAACTATTTTTGAGCCTCTTGTTTCAGCACTGCTGCCATTTGAGGATCTTGTTCTAATAGTAGCATTTGTTGTGTGAGATTGCCCGTTTTCCAAGGGTTTACAGGACCTCCACCAGCATTTGCTACGGGGCTTGGTTTTGCACCCATTCCAGCAGCAGAACTCGGTTTAAAGTGATGCTCATAACCACTACCAGGGTTTTTGAGACTCGTGAGATACGAATTAAGATCCTGCTCTACACCACCGTTTAGGACAACAACTTTTCCTTCAGCGTTCTTTTGTAACTTGTTTTGTAACAAAGAAAGCATCTGCTCTGCGTTTATAACTCCTTGGTTACTGATAGCTGCAAGTGCTGTCGTTTTTGTAGAGGCTGCTTCGTGAGAGTTTTTCATCTCGTCAAGCTGCTGAGTCAGACTTATTATCTGCTGGTCTTTTTCTTGTGCAGTTTTATTTGCCTCTTCCCAAAGAGTTTTCCATTGACCTTGCTCTTCTAAGTCCTTGGTTCGCTTTTCTTCTTTCTGCTTGTAGACTTCATCAAGTTTACTTTTGATGCCCTTAAACTTTTCTTGTGCTTCGATAGCTTCTTTTTTGGCAGCAGCTACCTGTGCTTCGTACTGCTTTTTAATAGCATCAAGATTAGGTGCTTGTGGTTGTGAAGGAGTATCAGTCACAGACTGTTCAGCGTTGGTCACAGACTCAGGCTGAATTACTTTTTCTTCTGGTTCCATTAATTATTCAGTAATAGGACTATCAGTTTTCTTTTTAGCAACTTTTTTCTTAGTTACTTTAGGTTCGGGAGCAGGACAAACAACAGGAGCTTCAACAACTTTTTGTGCTTCAGTTTTTGGTTCTACTACTTCCCATTTGTATGTTCCGTCAGGTTGCAGAACATGGTCTATAGATCCAGCCATAAATTTTATGTACTTATCTACTATTGTAGCAGCTTATTCGGGTTTGGCTTCGTTTGCTGTTGGTAAAACTTCACCTTGTACCAAAATATCTCTAAATTCCTCTCTATCAATGACTTGTTGATCGAATAATGAGGTTAAAGCTGTAATATCTTGTCCGATTAATCTTTCAATATCAAAATCTCTACTGATTTTTACTTCAGGTGGTTCGATTCCAACATACTCGGCTGAGAGATTGAAGGCTTTTTGTAGCTTTTGCTCTAGTTCCATGGAAACCATTGCAAGCATGGAGTTTGTATCCACACGATCTAGTCTGCGAGCATCTGCTGATTCTGCTACAAATTTCTGTTGTGATAATGTACTGATTCCGAGTGTTGCCATCTGCATCTGTAGTTCCTTTATTTCAGCAGATTGAGCATCAAAAGCACTAGAAGCTGGTTCTACATAATAGATTTTATTGCCAGGTTGTGTTGCCATTGCATAGTTTACAGATATAGCAAGGTCTTTAGTCTGATCGTCATAACCTTCCATAACCAATAGTGGTTGTGAAGCAACGTGCAAACTATGAATTAAATCAGCCTGTCTTTGGAAATGTGCAAGATTTAGATATGCAATATCAAGTAAAGGTGGTTTACTAACTAAATTATCAGTTTTTCCAGAATAAATAGTAACTAAAGGTATTTCACCAAGAGAAAAACTGCCAGTTTCAACTTGTTTGTAATCTTTATCTGCTGATCCCATCTCAAAATCACCAGTAACGCTGTTATCTGCAACGTCATACATCTCTTCAATTTGTTCTTTCTTACGAAATACCCTATATTTGCCTGGTTCTATTACTCTTATCTGGTCGAATACTTTTTCGCCAAACTGTCCATCGGGTAATACAGCCTTTTCGCCTATTCTTACCTGTATCAGGTTTCCGTAATTTGACTCTCTATCTAGTCTCCAGCCGTAGAGATTTGTTGGGTCTACTTCGATCCAATATGGTCTGCGGTTTTGTTGACGTTCTTCTGCAAGACTTACTGCTCCTGATGGTGCAGGGTAGTCTACGAGAATATGACTTTGGCCGTATGTAAGAGAACACATTAATATTCTTCGTGCGTATTCGTCTAGGTCTGATTTACAGCCATCTACATCCATTTTGAACATTTCTGTCCAGTATGGATCGCCTGTCAGTGTTATTGGTTTGCGAAGCACTAATCCTGCTGCTGCTCTTATTAATCTTTGTGTAAATGGACTAAATACTGCTCTATTTACTCTTGCAAGGTAAGCGTCAAAATCTTCTCTTGGCTCTAGGGGTAAAAATGCTTCACTGTTTTGTCTTAAATAATCTGTGCCTTCGCTTACAGCTTTCATTATTTCCCAACTTTTCATCATATCTAGGACAGCCCTCGTGCGAGTAAAAGGGCTGTCTATCCCACCTACAGAAGTAGATGAGACAATGTTGGTTCTAATTGGTCCAGGAACAGCGTAAGTCATGTCAGCACTTCCATCTCCTTAATGCTAATGCTTTTCTAGTTGGTCTACCTTTACTATCTTTCATTGGACCTTTGACTCCTTTCATTCTGGCACAAAATGATTTTCGTCTAGCTGCCCTTTTTCCCGTTGGACTTTTTTCTGTTACAGGTGCTTGTAAGTTGCTACCTGTAGCACGATTATATTTTGCTCTACCTTTAGCAGTAAGTCCTCCCTTCCGAGACTTTTCACCTCGGCCAACAGACAAACTTACTCCCTTTTTTCTAGGCATTAGATAGAAGAAGTGATATTGCCAGTAGTTATAAAGCTTACTGACACTGTAGAAATATCGCCAATAGTAGAACTGAATGAAGTTCCTGTGATAATTCCGTTAAAACTTAGTTTCTTTGACCCACCAGTGTCTAAAAAGAGGCTGAATGAAGCATCACCAGCGTCTTCAGCAGTTAACACATCTGTAATAATCTCAGCAGTATCATCTCCAGATGTTGCTGTATACAAGAGTTCAACTGTTCCAGAGCCAGAAATTAGAGATCCTACGAAACTTCTTGACGTTGCACCATGAGAAGTAGTTTCTAATGTGTCCTTTGTAGTATCTAGTGTCCATGCAGTTGTTGAAGCTATCGCTCCTACTGATCCAGTTCCGTTATCAAATGATACAGAACCTTCTTCACCACGAAAAAATGCCATAATCTTGGGGAAAAATTTACTTATAACAATATATTACCGTGAAACTGCGTTTTTTACAGTTATTTTTTCTTCTTTTTACGTCTATGTTGATAAGTTATCTTCTTACTACCCGTTTTTTCACGTTTAAATCGTGCTTTTTCGGCTGATGACATCTCTCCAGCAGTCTTAGGTGTCTTACTTGAGACACGTTTACTTGGACGACAGGCTGGATAGCCTCGTTTTTCGCCTTTTGATCGGCCACAAGGCTTGCCAGTTTTAACATCTACCCATTTTTCCTTGAACCAACGGGTTAGACCACCGCTACTTCTTGCCACGTTTCTTAGTTCCTGTGCGATAAGTGCCACCACGCTTCTTATACTCTCGTACAAGCCATGCGTTAGCGTAAGCAGAAGGGTAAACAGCAAACTTGCGTTTAGCTTCTGACTTTACCCTAGAGTATAACGCTTTATTTACAGGAACATTCGCCACGTTTCTTGGCTCCTTTCTTTTTCTTCTTCTTTTTACCTTTGGGTTTCATTGAACCGTAATGTCCAGGCATAATAAAAAGTGTTTCTTAGTATATTCTAAACGAAGTTTGGCCTAATGTCTCTGGTTTTGCAAGGTTAAATTGCTGGAGACATAGGTATCCGAAAGCGTCAAATGCGTGGTCAACCCCTAAGTTTTTATTTGGCATCCCTGTATTTGGAGCGTAAGTAAGGGTTCTCAGCGATTTTATCAATTCTTTACACCTTGGATGTATTAAAGTTCGCCTTTCTCCTGCTGCATCAAATAATGCTGTGTTTACGGATGTTATTTTATCTCGTATTTTCCAGGGTGATCGTGGGGAAGATACTGTGAATCCACTTCTGCGTAGGATAGTGTGGTCCGTTGAGCCTACTCCTGATGTTTTTCGGGCTGCACCTGTAGGGTCGGGGCAAGCAATTACTCTTCTATCTACTCCGTATCGGTGAGTTACTTCTTCTGCAAAATCCCAGGTTGTTGCACCTCCCGTCATAATTATTTCATCAAAGACGTAGAGGATGTCTCTGTGGCGGACAGCACAGATTCCGCAAAGTGGATCTACGTTAAAATCGACTCCTAGTAAGAGTGGAGCGATGGATATATCCTCCGCATCGGTAGAAATGTTGGAATCTGAAAAGGAGACTGCAACGAGACCAGTGAGATTCTCAAAACTTGCCTCGAACTCCTGCTTAAATGTTCTGCTATCTAGTTGGGCCTTTGCTGCTTCGACTTCTTCTTCTGGAACATTACCCCCGTCTATTGTTGTAAAGCTCCAGCGTTTCCAATCACCTGTTTCATCTTCAGGGACGTAGCACCATAAATCGTAGAACCATGAGGCTGTGCCGTCTGGTGTAGAAATGAAGAGTGCCCAACCTTGTTTATCTGCGAGGGCTGGTCTGATTACTTGGAACCAGACATCGGAATCCATGAACGCTGCCTCGTCAAGTACTACTCCAGCAAGGCTTCGGCCACGCAGGGTTGTTGCGTTTTCAGTTCCTTTGAGTTCGATTAGCGAGCCATTGATTAGTTCGATTTTGAGGTCGGTTTCGTTTTTGGATTGTATCCATTCTGGTGGGATTAGTTTCTTTATTTCTTTCCATGCGATGTCTTTTGCCATGCGATAGGTGGGAGCACAGTAGAAATAGGTTTCGCCAGGGCGGTCTATTGCTGCTTTTAGTAGTTCTATGCAGGATAAATATGATT